GCAGGATGCGCTCGACATCATCGAAGCCGAGATGAAACGGATAGAAAAGTATGAAAAATTGGAGAAGGAACTATCAAAATAATCCCATTCAACTGTAAGTAAATTACGAAACCGATGTTGTAAGATTTATGACAAATTATTACCTTTACACGAAACTAAATGAGGTTACAAATGGCTATTTATACAACAGTTCGAGAAAAGCTTGAGTCTATACAAAAAAGCAAAAAAGAGTCTGATATATTTCCTACTCTTCAAATGCTTTTTCAAACTAAAGGATTTTCAAATGTTGAGATTACACATGGAAATTCAGAAATGGGAAAAGACTTGGTTTTCAAGCATTATGACTCTATGTTAGGTCGTGAAACATGGTTTGCATTAGTTGTAAAAAACAAAAATGCAGGGCAAGAGGTTTTCGAAGAAGGTGGAGAAATAACGCGTCAAATAAAATTAGCATTTGAAGTCCCATATAAAGATGCAAAAGCTGAAGAGCACTACATAAATACAGTTATTGTAATAATAAATGGATCTGTATCAGCACAAGCAAAGACTATTTTAAGTAGTGTTATGCCTGTCCATTTTCGGACGAATATTGAAATATGGAATTATCAGAAATTATGCGAAGAAATAGAGACTCATATTCGGGATTTCTTTTTATCTAATGATGGTGTTTCTCAAGATGATATAATTGTATTGAATTATAAAAATGCACTTATTAAGCGGTTGTCAAGTTTAGATAATGCTAAACAGCTTTTTTCTGGATTAAACATATCAGAAATAAATGATATATTTATTAATGTTAAGACGACTATTTCTCGATATGAAGCAGAAAAAGAAAAATATCAAGATACAACTATTAGACATCAAGAAGAGCCTGATGATTCGATAACCATTATTAATTCAAATAAAAATACTATCGTTACGGGAATTGCGACATCAGGAAAAAGTTTATTATTAAAAAGAATAGGTGTCAATGCTGTAAATATATACAAACGCATTGGAGTTTTTTGGTTTCGATTTAGAGAATTATCGCTGAATCAATTTAACATTGATCAATTGATTGCGGAACAATTTAGAAGTCTGGCAAATACAGAGATTAAAGATGAATATTTTGACCGCTATATTTTACTTTTTGATGGTCTTGATGAGGTAAAATCTAAAAAAGATAGAATAGTTTTTATTGAAAAAATAAATCAATATTTAACACATAAACTTAATACTCATTCAATTATATCAAGTCGAAATATTGATATATTTGATGATAATTTATTTGATGGGTATGAGCATATTGAATTGCTTCCTTTTGATATTGGTCAAGCGTTCAAGTTGGTAAAAAAAATAATTCCTCCCTAATTTTTTAGTTTCGGGCTATCTAGCTGAGAAGTAAGAGGTTACCTTTTGGAGCGATGCGGATAGGTAACGATTTAGAAATGAGCGGAGTGCTTTGAAGTACATCGTTTTGGATAGCCAAAGAACGCTCACTATTATCACTTGCAAAGGTAGTGATTCGTGAGAGAAAGTGAGCGTTCTTGCGTGATTTTCTTCTTAAAAGTTTAAGTCGGAGCCCGAACATTACAATGAAAGGGGAGGAAGATGTCTTATCTCTACAGTCGTTGCGAGCGATTGCGATTGACAAGCTGTTTCCATTTCTGTTCGCACCAATCTGGAACAGATAGTCCATTGATGGTGAGAATAGGCTGACGCTTCTCGTTGTTTATAATGCGTAGCTCCGCATTTTCCTCCGTGAAGTTTCGTTTGTACATTCCCGAATATGCCGTAGCCGTACCACGAACGATTTCTTGATCTTTGTGCATCTTGACCACCGTATCATCATCAAAGCCCATTTTGCGGAGCATCAGACGGATATTGAGTAAGAGGTAAAAGCTGTGAAAGAAGCGTTTGATAAAACTCCGCTCCTCCTCGTACACCTTGATTTCTCGGTGTTGTTCAGAGATAGTCTTGTCCTTATCTTTAATGGTGTCCTGAAGGATAATGACCTCCTTGCGGATTTCGGCTTTCTCCTTCTCTGAGAGATGTTGTTGCCGTTCGACTTCTTGCTCCAACTCTTCGATGCGCTGTTCCGCCTTGTCAAGCTCAGAGTTTCCAAAGAGCGAGTAGAGCGTACCTTTTACTCGGAGCTTGCCTGCCTGCTTTTCCAACTCTCTGACCTTTTGAATTAGTTCTTCCTCCTCAAGTTGTTTCTGCTTCGTCTCTTTGAGGAGCTCTTTGTAATACTCCATATTAGTACGGTGCTTGGCTTCAGATCCTTTTACCCCTCTACTCAGCCCAAATGGTCGCATTTGCTCAGCGTAGGAGGTTTGATACTCCTCGAGCTTCTTGGGTGTAAGCAGATCATCAGCACAGAGCCGTATCTTGTTTTTCTTTGTCTTGTACTTACGCTTGCCATTCTCAGCTTCCTGTTTGGCTTTTCTCCTTTCTCCCGTGACAATTGGGACAACTGTCGCATGTATGTGCGGGGTCTCTTCATCAGCATGAAGTGTGGCTGCTACCACGTTTGCCTTGCCAAAGGTGGTATAAAGCCACTGCATCGTACTATGGCACCACTCCTCTAAGCGTCCATCGCTTTCAAGTTGGAGCATATCTTCGTGTGATCCAGATAGGATGAAACGAAGTGCTTTAACTTGATTGTCCGCAACCTTTCTGTAGATACCAGCCGTTGCTATGCGATGTGCAATAGCTTCTGTACGGTTGGTGACATTTGCGGGGAATTGCACCAAGTCTCGATTGAGGTGCGTGCGAGAGGCATCGACATTGTTCGGCACGAATGTTCGCTCGATGTGGGCACTCATTGCCGAGTCGTTGCCCCGAGCCTTGTCTATGTGTAATACTGCGTAGCCCATAAGTTGAATATAGCTTTAGGGGGTATCCAAAGGGGCTGTTTCCCCTTGGCTCAGGAGGGCTTTTTTAGCGGTAACGAAGTGAAGCGTGAAGAAAATGCCCTAATGAGCTATGGCATTTCTCCAAATGCCCGCTCCGCCCTGTCCCGCAGCCTGCCTTTGAAGTGCTTGCATTCTCTGAATGCACTGAGTCTTTGTTTCTAAGTTTGCCCCTGCAAACTTGCAACTCCGAGGGAGTGCCATAACTCTTGAAACAAAGGCTCACATCTATACGCTTTACAGCTCTAGTCTCTTCGAATACCCGATTATTCCGTTGTTGAAATTTCGCTCTTTTTCGTTATCGTCTAAGCCCCCTTTTGCGAGGGGATATTTTCTGTTTCTGCACTTCTCGTTGTGCTACAAGAAACTCGTTGAGGTCTTTGTGTCGGGCATAGTGCCTGCTCATATCCTCTACGGTCACACCTGATGATTGGATAGTCAGGAGTGCCTGCCGTCCTACTGGGTCATTATCGAGGAACGCTCGAACGGAGTCAATGTCTTGCTCATGGAGATAGGCGATGGCTCGTGAAATGTTGCTGACCGAGTTCAATACAAGGCAAGGCGCCGTTTCTTTCCCATTTATCGTAAGAAGGGAAAGGAAATCCATAAAGCCTTCAAAGATGCAGAGAGGGGCTGTGTCCTCTTCTCCTGCAATCACAGATATATCCTTTGGAGCAATAGTTCCCTTGAATGCGTTGTCATCCCGAAGCTCATATCCTCCAGAACGATTGGGAAATCCGATGGCGGAATATTCTCGTCCACCTACCTCGTAGTGGATGTGACGGAGATACCCACTTGCCACTGCAAGATCTATCTTGCGAACCTCTCGAAGATAGCGTTGCAGATGTGAGGGCAACTCATCGCTGATGGAAAGAATATGCCTTCTATTATTTGTTCTCTGCTCATCTCTTCTGTGCTCTATGTGATCTTCACGATGAAAGGAAGAGGGTGCAACTATTGTCTCTCGCTTTCCAGCAAGATGCTTCATTGCTTCATAAGCACTACACCCTTGCATACGCATCACAAGGTCTATGATGCTTCCGCCTTGACCTGTGCCGTAGTCGTGCCACAAGTTCTCCCGAAAGTCTACCTTCATACTAGCATTGAAGTCTTCTCGGTAGGGTGCATGATAAAGGGCATACCCGTTGTACCGCTTGGCAGGTTCGACACCATAGGTAGTATGCAGATAGTCGGCTATTGCTATTGCCTTAAGGTGTTGTAGATCGTAATATTCGTTGTTCATTGCTGTTGTCTTTGGATTTGGATGGTTCGTATTCATTGTTCACGGCTTCTTCGTATTCTTTGTTTGCTGTCTCATTGTATGTTCTATTTTCTCTTTTTGGAGTTTTCCCCTTTTTATCTTACTACGTTTCTACACTAGGATAAGTGATTGACAGTGAAAGAGAAAAGTGTAACACTTTGTCGGGGTTTATCCTACTACACCATCTGTCTACGCCACTTCTTCTCTATTAAGCTGTAGAAGCGTAGAAGGATTGTAGTAACATCTGTCGTAAGATGAATGTCTTCTGTAATCCTTTCTCTTTCACTGTATTATCCTTAGTTGTAGTAACGTAGTAAGGAGAATAGGAAAGAGAAGAGAAAGGGGTATTACAAAGGGAGTGCAATAACAGAGTGCTATGGTGGTTGCTCGGGGTAAATCTTTCGGACGGCATAGACATATACGGGATTGCCATTTATCCTGCGACACTCCCTCGTATAGCCCGCCTTTCGCAGGGCTTCGCCCATCCGTTTGGGAGAGAGGGGTTGTCGGGTATAGCAGGAGAGATACCCTACAATCTCCGAATTGGTCATATAGAAGCGTTTCGTAGCCATTTCAGCTTCCGAGGGAAATGTGAAGTAGCGGAGCAACAGCTCCATCTCTGTCGTATAGACTTGGAAGGCTTCACTGTTTCTATGCAACTCAACAATCTCTTCATCATTGAACCAATAGCGAAAGCCTTCATGCAGTAGTCGCTTAGCGTCACTGTAAACAGCATCCATTGGGATACTTTTGCTCTCCCTGTTCTAGATGTTTGATTCTAAGGAGCAGGTCGTCAGCACCCAAGACGAAAAAGGATGATGTTATCACGCAAAAACTCGGTTATAAAACTCCCTACGAGGTTTTTTCCTACATTTGTAATCGTGTTTCACTTGACACTAAAATTTACGTAATCTCTTAGGCTTTAAGAGCTTGACTTTAGCAAATGCATATAGAAGTAGAGGCAATATGGATTTATCTATAATTGAACAACTATGTTCTAGTACTGTTCGTATCGAAACGACTTCTTATGAAGGCATATCATACTCTGGCACAGGTTTTTTTTTCAACCTATCAGTAGATGAAAAAGTCGTCCCCTTACTCGTAACTAATAAGCATGTCGTGGAAGGTATGAGTCAAGGGAGGTTTATCATGAGTGAGTGTGATGAGAATGACAATCCTATTTATACGGAACACGTTCCCATAAATATACAAGAGGACTTTGAGAAGAGCTGGATTTTTCATCCTGATCCCGAGATAGACCTTTGTGTTATGCCAATGGGTCCTATTATTCAGTACTTTCAAGAATGGTTAGGGAAAAGAATTTTCTATCGAGCTTTCGATAATACTATGATTCCTACTATACAACAATTGCAAGAAATTGATATAGCAGAAGATGTCTTGATGATTGGATATCCTAATGGATTATGGGATGCCAAAAATAATATGCCTATAGTTAGACGTGGTATTACGGCAACAGATGTGAAGTTAAACTATAATGGGAAGAGAGAATTCGTTATAGATGCAGCTTGCTTTCCAGGTTCAAGCGGGTCTCCTATTGTTTTATTCAACAAAGGAGGCTATGCTGATAAAAACGGAAATTTATATTGGGGCAAAGGACGACTTGTTTTGTTAGGGATATTATATGCGGGTCCACAACTTACAGTTTCTGGAGATATTAAAGTTGTTACTATTCCAGATATTCAAGAAAAGGCTTTGTCAATCTCTCACATACCTAGCAACTTAGGCTATATAATTAAATCAGAAACATTGTTGGACTTTATTCCTATAGTAAAGTCTATCTACAAATTGTAAGCATTTAAAGAGAAAGTATAGACTCAATTTGAGGGTAATTTCAAAACAATAGCATATTAAGCATCATATAGCCAGTTGTTTAAATTCGATTTGATCCCTAGAACTGGAATAGGGGCAGCACAAGTTTCCCCATCGGTATTCGGCCCCACGCATCTACCAAATTCGCTATCTGACAATGTCTCTTGCTAGAAAGTAGCAAGAGTTACGAAAAGATTTTGGACGCTCCCACTTGCACCAGATAGCGCAGGAACGCATATCTTCCAATCTAAAAAGGGAAATAGAGTGGTTAAGATCTCTCTATAGGCATATTGTGAGTTTTGTGATTGAGTTGTGGTTCGAACCAAAGACTTACTGCTTAAAAGATAGTTGATCTATTCAGCTGAGCTACTCAATCTATTATACACCACCCTTCATGTTGAGAAAGCCGCAAAAAAGCATTCACTTACATTTCATACTCTACAGCAATCTCGCCATCGCCTAGTATCTTTTCGCAATAAATTAAGTACATTTGCGTTATTCATATCGTAAGTCTTTTCCTCATGGATTCTGACAGTGTAATATAAAGATGGCAAAAATGGATACCTCGAAAAAGGATATAAGTGATTTTTTCACCTCAAACGGCTTCAACTTAATAGAGACGGAAGATTTGAGTTTAGATGAGAAGCAGATCCTGATTAACTTGTGGAATAGAGAATATCCTCAAGGGCTATCTCATTCCTCTTTAAATAGCTTTAATCAATACTTAGATGGATTAAGTAATGTCAAACACTTCCTATTGAAGGAGCTATCTGATGGACAAATAAAAGGTTGGGCTTTCAAATTTTATAGAGATAATGCTCAATGGTTTGCCATTATCTTATCTGCCACCATTCATTCAAAGGGTTTAGGTAGAATGATGATTGAGTTGCTAAAATTACAAGAGTCTGAATTAAATGGATGGGTTATAGACCATGATTTGTACAAGAAAACAAATGGAGATATCTATTTCTCTCCCTTGTCATTTTATGAAAAATGTGGGTTTGAAATATTGCCTGAACAGAGAATAAAATCAGAGATTCTATCTGCTGTAAGAATTAAATGGACAACAGAACTTTCAACCAAGGACAATATAGAGCTAAAAAATATAGTAATAGAATAGTGTAATAATCTTGCTGTGTTGTATTTTGATGAGTCGGGCTATACTGGTTCGGATTTAATAAATTCAGAACAACCTTATTTCACATTGGCTTCTGTTAGACTAACAGAGGATGAGATTGCTGTTATGAAGGAAGAGATAGGTTATGTTGAATGGGGAAAGGAACTCCATTTCAAAAGTATGTATTCAAATTATCAAGGTAGGCAGATGCTAGAAAAAATATTTACTCATCCGCTTATGAATTATGATCATGTACTTCCTTCTTTCGCAAATAAGCGATATTGTATCTATGCAAATATTGTCAATATGCTTATAGAAACTCGCTATCATAACGAAGGGATAAATCTATATGAGGGTGCTAAGAATCTTATACTTGCGAATGGCTTGTATTATTTTGCTCTTTTGCATCCAAACAAGGAGCTTATAGCGAAGATTGAAGGTAATTTCGTTACCATGGTTAGAGAACCCGCTGTTAATTCTATTGCTGATTTCTATAGAACAATAGATAGGCTAAGAATAAATAAAGATACAGATAAGAGTTTCTGTTATCTGTTATCTGAAATTCCGCCTACTATTAAATATATAAGGGAGGCTCTCTCTGATAATAAATTTTACATAGACCTAACCGTGCCGTTGTTTTCAGCATCTATTCAAGAATGGTATAAGAAAACAGGCGTCAAAGAAGATGTATTATTTGATTCTTCCGAACCTTTTTATGCAAATAAAGCATTTCTGGAGAGTTTAAGAGATATGCGTGTCCCTGAAACTGAAGTCGGATATGGTAAGGGGAAGCATATTTATCCACTGCCTGTTGGCAATATGGATTTAGTGGAGTCGCATAATGAATTTGGCATACAACTTGCCGATATTTATGCAAGTGCTTTATATTTCATCCTTACTCCACGCACGGATAAGTTTGTTAAATATCAAAACGAGCTTAAAGAGTTGTACATTTTTCAATGCATCCAGTTAAATATAGCCCCTTCAACAAATGATTTTATAGAAGAAAGGATGAAGGAAATAGCAGACATTGATCCTCTTGAATTTCTTTGCAATCATCAAGATGACATCGACTAAAAATTGATTTAAAAATCAAAGATTTAGGTCTTTGTATATTGGATTTTCATCTCTAAAAGTGTAGCGTATCTAAGAGGAATGATTTATTACATTAAAAAGCATAATGAATAGTCTTTCCTTTTGTATTGATGTTTATCGTCTTGTATTCCTATTTTTTTTAAGATATGAAGAGCATAGAAGGTTGCGATGTTGTCTATGTGTTTTTTAGTTTCATCAACCTCTCCATATCCCGTGCAATCTTCTGGTCGGTGATTTGGGCGTAGATTTGCGTGCTGGCAATAGACGAATGCCCCATCATCTTAGCGATGCTCTCAATAGGCACACCAGCCTCTAGCGTTAGCGTGCCGAACGTATGTCTCGCACAGTGCCAAGTCAACGGAGTACGGATGCCACAAGCCAACCCCACGGCTTTGAGATGACGGAGTAGCTTCCAGTCGCTCATTGTATCGGGAAATATCTTGTAGTCCCCCTTGCTCTTCTCCTTCGTGTAAAGGTCGAGTATCTGCTCCGCTATCAGATGCAAGGGGATCAAACTCTCCACCTCTGTTTTCTGTCTTGCCTTGCGGATATACCGCTTCCCCTCGCTGTTCGTCTCGATTTGCGAAGCTCGTAGCCCTCGTAAATCAACAAATGCCAAACCCGTGAAGACGGAGAAAAGAAACATTCTTCGGCTTAGTTCTGCCCCTTCATCCTGCAACGGGAATGCCAAGAGCTTTGACACATCGCCCTTACTCAGAAAACGAGGTTTGCGCTCCACGACTTCATACTTCACCTCTTCAAACGGATTGAAGCGTATTGTCCCCTGACTGACGGCTCGATACATCAATCGACTCAACCAACAGAGATGGCTATTTATCGTTGCAGGCGCATAGCCCTTCCTCTTCAAATAGAGGCGATAATCCTCAAAGAACTCAATTGTAAGAGCCGACAAGAGGACATCCCGCTCACTGCGACTGCGCACAAAAAAGTTAAGCAGCCTATCGGCGTACCGATTGTTTCTATATGTACCCGCACTACTGCACTCTCGTTGGGTTTTGAGTTCTTCCGCACTAAGAGCAAGCAGGGTCGTTGGAGTTTTCCCGACATCCTGCAAGTAGTTCTTCAGCAACTCGGCACTTACTGCTCCATATTTGTAAAGCAAAGTGTTGTAGCCTTGTTCGACTTTCTCCCGAAATGCTTGCAAGCGTTGGTTGGTCTTCTTCTCCTTTGTTTCCCCTCGCTTCACGCTCCAATCGTGGGGGACAGTGCTTTCGCCTGTGGTTATCACCACGCTCGCTCCGTCTATGGTAATACGGCAGAGGATTGCCGTTGTGCCGTCTGCTTTGGTCTTGCTCTTATTGATGTAGAATAGTATTCTGAATGTACTACGCATAGCTCTTACAAGGTTAAGGTTAGGTCTTCGGTGAAAGAGAGGAATTGCTCAAACTCATCGAAAAGCTTCTTCGGAGTCACATGAGCATATCGCTCGGTCGTTTGGATATTGCTATGCCCCAACATTCGGCTCACCGTTTCAATCGGCACTCCTCGTTCCAAAGTAATCAACGTGGCAAAGGTGTGGCGAGCGCAGTGTGCCGAAAGGGGAATAGTAATACCTGCTCGAAGTTGTAGGGCTTTGAGTTGGGCGAGGTAAACCGAATAGGGAATAGGAGCAAAGAGCGTAGTTCGTTCTTCCGATTGAGACCGCTCTATCAGACGCACCGCTTCAGATAAGAGTTTCACACGACAAAGCGTATTGGTCTTCTGTCTGCGGAACTTAAGCCATAATGCCCCCTCATCATCTGTAAAGAGATGCTCCCGATTAAGGGCAACCATATCGCAGTAGGCAACACCCGTATAGCAAGCGAAGAGAAAGAGGTCACGAGCAGTCTCCAACTCCACCTCATACGGCTCAAAGGTCAGGCTCTGCAACTTATTCAATGATGCCCTGTCCAATGCACGAGGTCGCTTGTTCTCTCCTCGTTCGATCGTTACGTGAGCAAACAGTTGTCTCGTTATCAACCCTTCACGATATGCCAGACGGCAGACCTTCTTCACCGCTAATGCCATCTTACGATAATGACCTTGCGAATGCCCCAGCTTGCCGACAGAATAGTGTTGTAGGCAATCCAAGAAGTCTTCTTCAATCTGACTGAAAGCAATATCTGTCGTGTGGAACTTCTCTTGGATAAAAGCGTGTAAGTGCTTGCGAACTGTGTAATAACTTCTCATAGTCGTAGCCTTTATCTCGATAGCCACCTTTTGCTTCATCTCTTCGAGCATTTGATCATATCGCTCCAAGAGAGTGATTTGGCTTTGCATACTACCTTGCAGCAACTCCTTGATGTCAGTCGCTGTAAAGACAACCCCTCGCTCACAAAGGGTTTGATAAGCCGACTGCGCCGAGAGAAGCAAACGCTCCAACTTGCCATTCGTTGCCACAGCTTCACGGCTCTTGCCGTTCAGCCTGCTCTCACGAGCATTCCACAGCTTGGGGTCACAAGACAGCTTGCAACTGAATTGAGCTATCGTTCGCCCATAGGTTATCCGCCCCATAATCGGAGCTAGTCCCGACCTATCCAATCCGCTCTTTTTGAGGTAGAGCAACACCTTCATTTTGTCTGTTTGCATACGCTTCTGTTTTTATGGGCAAAGTTACCCGTTACCGAAGCGTCCTCAGCTATGCAAAGCGTTGTATATCAGAGCAACAGCACCAGAATTGCAGAGAGTTCCCTTACCGAATACTCTTCCGTCAGTTACCTGCTCCTACCTCTTCGTTACCATTCGGAGAATGGGCTAACGATTTGGTAACGGAACTTCTGCATAAATCCACGCTTTCTGCACTTTACCTAGCAGCGCAAACCACTGAGATATCGTGCAAATCTCTCTCATTTCCATTTACTTACACGCAATCCTCTCCCTAATGCTCTTCCCCCTAATAGTTCCGGATAATAAAAGTAAAGCATCCCAATTTGTCGAGGCCATTCGTGACCAACAATTATCTAATACTTTAACACGGACACCTATGGCATTAACACTTATGGCCATTTTATACAAAGAAGATGCTATTGATTTGAAAGAATTACCTGCAAATATAACAGAACTTTATAATAAATTTAGTGATTATTATCTTGATCGTTGGGATGCAACAAAGGGGTTGTCTGCACAATATAAGTTTGAAGAAACCAAGCATATTTTAGCTTTTATTGGGCAATATATGCATGTTAGAGGTATGAGAGAAATTGACATTCCTCAATTATCGGGATTTCTTCAAGAGATATATGACAAATTCTCTTATGACGAATTAACAGATATTCAAGGGTTCATAGAGAAACTAAAAAATCGTAATTGCCTTTTTATATACAATGAAACCTCTAATACATTTTGTTTTAACAATCTTTCATTCCAAGAATATTTTGCCAGTATATTCTATGATGATTCAAATGAACAAGAATTAGTAGATAATATCTATAATGATTGGTGGGCTAATGTTATCGTTTTCTATAATGGGAAATCCCCTAAAAGATCTGTGTTTATCGAAAAAATACTAACCTCTCGTGTGCCAACAGATACATCAACAATGTATAGGCATTTACAAATTGTATCCAAATGTGTTCAAGCAGCACATTTAATCTCTAATGATGTTGAAAAACGGACAATAGAGAATCTGATTAATACTTTTGACTCATTCTATAAATGTACTATATTACCTGCAATAGAAAATCCTGCTAATGCTGGATTATTAAGAAGTCTATCAACTTTAGACATGATTCTACAAGCTCGGAATATTTTTTGCCAGATATTTCAATCAAAGCATATTAATCAAGAAATATTTTCATCTGTTGGAATGGATATATTACTGAAATCTACATTTGGATATTCAGACGTAACTTTATATTGTTTAAGTTATCATCTTTCAGATATTACCAATGATGGAATGTTTCTCCAATATTTTATTGGCAAAAAGCTAAATACAAGATGGGATAGAATTGTTTATAAAGATATTGATCACATGAGATTAAAAGCAATGTTATCTCCTAATATATATAATCGTATTAAACGAAAACAAAGACAAAACAAAATCTATATTGATAAACAATTCAAAGAACCTGCTATTCTTCATTTGTCAGATGGTCTAAAAGTATAGACAAAATTTGCCAACCCGCGCCTCTTCCCGCCA